TAGAGATATAGCAATCCTAAACACAACTGAAATGGACGCAACACTATTAACTGATGCACAATTTAAAAGACTAAGTGTATTTAGAGTAATTGGTTATTATGCTTGTCCACAATTAACTAAATTCAATTCAAACGATAACCCTGACAGATTCCAAGTTATGATGAAACACTATCAACAAATGTATGCTGATGAAATGGAATCTATTTTAAGAGATGGTGTTGAATATGATGCTGATGATTCTAATACAATCGCTGATGCAGAAAAAGCACCTTATCATAGACTTAAACTAATTAGATGAAACTAACTATAAGTGATAACTCTATCCAAGTTGCTAAGAACTTTGAAAAACAAGTAAGAGAACAACCACTAATAGTTAAAACTGCATTAGGAAGAACTGCTGAGTTTCTAATTGGTTTAATTAAACAAAGAACTCAAAGAGGTATAAGTTCAGATGGTAATTCATTCCCACCATATACAGAAGCTTACAAAACATTTAGACAACAAGGTGGACGACAAACACAATATCCTGATCTAAACTTCTCAGGTCAAATGTTATCTAATATAACACAAAAATCTGAACCTGATTATGCAGTTATTTACTTTGCAAACAAATTCCAAAATACTAAAGCATTAGGCAATCAAAAGAAAAGAAAGTTCTTTGCTATTGGTGCTAAAGAGATACAACCAGTTATGAATGTATTTATGAAAACTTATAACAAACTTAGCAAAGTATGAGTAAACGAGAAGATATAGCATCTAATATAGTTACAGCAATTTCAACAGGAACATCTCCTATAACTTTAAAGAAAGTTACAAGAGAACCTTTTAATGTAGATGAATTATCTGAACAACAATATCCAGCTTGTTTTGTACAATCTGGTAATGAAGTTAGATCAGATGAAACAATGACATCAAGCACAATCACAAGACAAGCAACTGCTGACTTTGTAATTGTTGGATATGTGAAAGGAACTACATCAAATATTGATACAAAACGTAATGAGTTAATAACTACGATTGAAACTAGACTAAATTCTGATAGAACACGAGGTGGATATGCAAAACAAACTCAAGTAGTAGAAGTTTCTACTGATGAAGGAGTTTTGTTTCCAATAGGTGGTATCAGAATGGTAGTGCGAGTAATGTATCAATACACTTCTGGCACACCTTAATATAAACAAACAAGGAGAACAACATGGCAACTCATACTGGTTCAGAAGGAACTATGAAAGTTGGTGCTAATACAGTTGGCGAATTAAGAAGCTACACATTAGACCAAACTGCTGACACTATTGAAGATACTTCAATGGGAGATGCAACAAGAACATATAAAGTAGGTTTAAAAGCATGGTCAGGTTCAGCTTCATTATTTTTTGATGAACTTGATACTGGTCAAGATGCTTTAATAATCGGAACATCAGTAGCAATTAAAGTTTACCCTGAAGGTGCTTCTTCTGGCGACACATATTACTATGGTGATGCAATTATCACTGGTAAAAACATTTCTGCATCTTTTGATGGAATGGTAGAAGCTGAAGTTACATTTACAGGAACAGGTACTTTAACTGAAGGAACTGCGTAATTAATTATTAATTAGAAAAGGAAGATATGAACGTAATAGATAGAGTGAAGGCACAATTTGAATCTTTAGGCATTAAAAAGATTGAGGTTGCTGAGTGGGGCGAGGAAGGCAAACCTTTAATAATATATTGCTCACCATTTACACTTGGTGAAAAAAGAAACCTATTTAAGGGTGCTAAGAATGATGATCTAGGAGTATTAGTAGATGCAATCGTTTTAAAAGCTAAAGACTCAGAAGGAAATAAAATATTTAAGCTAGATGACAAGCTAACATTATTGAATAATGCTGATGCAAATGTTATAGCTAGAGTAGCAACAGAAATGTTAGCTGGTGTTTCTTACGAGGAAGCTGAAAAAAAGTAAGATTTGATTCTGAGTTGTATTCCATACTTGCTTTGGGTCAAGAGTTAAAACTTAGTATGGAAGAAGTTTTGTGTTTTACACAAGATGAATTTTATTATTGGATAGCTTACTTTAAAGTGAAGGCAGAAAAAGAGAAACAACAATATGGCAGATCAGCAACTAAACATAAAGCTTAATGCAATAGATAGCACAAAAAAAGCATTTACTGATTTACAAAACAATCTCAAACAAACAAATAAAGAAGCTAATAATTTAACAACATCTTTTTTAAGTGTAAGAACTGCAATATTAGGATTTGCTACTGGTGCAACAATTACTGGGGTAATAAATCAAACAAGAAAATTTCAAGACTTACAAACTATATTATCAAGAGTAACTGGCTCTACTGAAAATGGAACACAAGTATTAAATTTTTTAATAGATTCTACAAGACGATCTACATTCACAGTTCAAGAATTAGCAAATTCCTTTATAACTTTATCAACTGCTGGAATTAATCCTACTGAAAGACTTTTAAAAATATTTACCGATACTGCTTCAGCTTCAACTGACCAATTAGACACATTAAATGATTTAACAAGATTATTTGCTAAAGGAGTTCAAGGTGGTTTAGGATTACAAGCTTTAAATCAATTAGTAGCAAAAGGAATACCTGCATTTAAAATATTAGAAAATGAATTAGGTTTAACAAAAGATGGAATAGAGAAGTTTGCACAAACTACTAGAGGTGCTAACAAAATATTAGAAGCTTTATTAAATGGTTTAGAAAAATCATTTTCAGGTGCAACTGAAGAACGTGCAAAAAACTTATCAGTAGCTTTATCAAGAATAAGCAAAGAATCAGATTTAGTATTACAAAAAATAGGAGATCAAGGTTTAACAAAATCTATTAATGATTTAGCTGAATCTTTTTCATCATTAACAACAGAAGGAGATGCTCTTTTAGAATTTTTAGGTAAATTAACTAGTGCAACAGTAGATAGTGGAACTGGCTTTATAAAATTTGCTAAAGATGTTGCTAATGCTTTAAAGTTTACAATCAAACAAGAAATAGATGATGTTAATAGAGCATTTGATTTATTACTTGGTAGAACTAAAAATGCAAAAGTTGGAATTACTGGAACATTTACATCACCAACAGAAATAACTGGTAGATCAACTGGACTTCCAAAAACAACTGTAACCCCAGCACCTTTATTAGATTTTCAATTAGTTATTAAAAGAGTCATTGAAGATAATCAAAATAAACTTGATAGAATTAATGATGCTTTTTTTACAACACAAGGATTAACAAAAACAATAACAGATACACTTAATGCTGGTATATCTCAATTTTCAGAAAAAATAGCTGAGTCTATTGTATTGGGTAAACAATTATCAGATGTATTTAGAAATATTGGTCAAAGCTTATTAATTAGTATTTTAAAAACAAGCATAGAAATATTAGGTAGAGAAATATTAAATTTATTTTATGCAAAATTACAAACATTTGAAATAGTACAACAAATAGGAAAGCTATTAGAAAAACTTGCAGTTGAAAGAGCAATAACAAGAGAAAAAGAAGCACAAGCAAGAGCAAGTTCTAGTGGTGGTGGTTCTATTGAACAACAAATATTTTCTGCGATTGTTGGTTCATTTTTTGCAGAAGGTGGAAATATCCAAGCTGGACAACCAGCAGTAGTTGGAGAACGTGGTAGAGAATTATTTATTCCTTCAACAAGTGGAACTATTGTACCTAATCACGATATGGGTGCAGGTGGAATGAATATAACATTTAATATTCAAGCAAATGATGTTAGAGGTATTAAAGAATTATTAATTGATAATAGAGCAACCATAATTAACTTAGTTAATCAGGGTGCTAATCAAAAAGGAAAATCTAACGTAGTATGAGTGGCACATTCCCTTCAAGTCCAGCACCTAGAGATGTAGCTATAAGCACAAATCAGAACACTATTGTAACTACAACTGCTTCTGGGAGACGACAAGCAAGACAAATTGATGGACAAAAATTTAGATTAAGACTTAGATTTCCAGTTATGACTAGAAGTGAGTTTGCACCTATACTTGCTTTTATAATGAAACAAAGATCACAAATGGAATCATTTCAATATACTCCACCAACTGTTGATGATGCTTTAGGTTCTGCTAGTACAGTTATTTCATTAGCAGGTGCTATTAATGCTGGTGTTACTACTTGCTCAATAGATGGTATGGGAAACAATTTAACTGGTGTACTTAAAGCTGGAGACTTCTTTAGATTTACTGGACAAGCAAAAGTTTATATGTGTG